TGACGGGCGAATCAAAGAGGTTTGGGGGGACACGGACATGCTTCTCGTCGTCCATAAGCCAGACCCGACCAAGTCTCGCGGTCAGTATCTTGACCTCCTTGAACTGTCGGTCAAGGAAGATCCCGATTGCCCTCGCAACGCCTTTTACTACGCGAGAGAATTGTCCTTCAATCGTCAGTGGCAGAAGAGCATCGACGCCTGTAACAAGTACCTCAAACTCCCCCGTGCCGATTGGCCAAACGAGCGGTGTTATGCCTACCGCGTTATGGGCCGGTGTTACAGCGAACTTGGCGACAATTACAATGCGGAGCGCATGTTCCAGATGGCGGCCTATGAGGCCCCAAATACTCGCGAGCCTTGGTGCGAGATGGCTATGCTCATGTACCGCCAGAGGCGCTGGGAAGAATGTTTTGCCTACGCCTCTCGGGCGCTTAAAATTGTTGATCGACTGATGGTCTACACGGTAGATCCAGAGGTCTGGGGTCATCAGCCACACGATCTTGTGAGCATTTCTGCGTATCACATTGGATTACATGACATTTCGCTAAAACACGCAAAAATAGCAGTTGAAATGTCGCCCCATGAAGAGAGGCTTCAGGCTAATCTTAAGTTTCTCATGGACGGCCCCCCAGAGGAAAAGGTGGCATGAAAATGGACACGCAGTTTGTAATCAATGTCCTCGGCGGTATTGTTATTGGTGGCGTCGGTTGGGTTGCGCGAGAATTGTGGGCCGCAGTCAAAGCCCTGCGGGAAGATGTAAAGCGCATCGAGGTGGCATTACCGACCAACTATGTTCAAAAGAACGAGTTTTCCGATAATCTGAAGGAGATCAAAGAAATCTGCAGGCAGATATTCGACAAGTTGGATAACAAGCAGGATAAGCCCTGATGGCCAACGACAAGGTCACCATTTGGAATCAGACGATCAAGCTGGGGCGGCCCCCGGCCAATGGCGAGCTTTTGATTGGTAATGGCGCGGATTTCAATCTTGCGGCACTGACGGCTGGTTCAAACGTCACGATCACGAACAGCGCGGGTGGTATATCGATAGCTTCAACTAATCCGGGTGGTACTGTTACTGGAGTGACAGCCACATCACCCCTCGCTTCGACCGGGGGCACTGCACCAGTTATCTCCCTTTCCGGCACCGTAGGTGTGGCGAACGGCGGCACGGGTGCGACGACACTGACATCTAACAACGTCCTTCTTGGCAATGGCACAAGCGCCGTCCAATTTGTTGCACCGGGGGCGAGCGGAAATATCCTGACGAGCAACGGTACGACGTGGGCGGGTGCGCCCAATCCATTTGTGACAACTTTATTTTTGGAATCCGATTTTACGATTACCAATCAAGGGGCGGCGCAAGACATAACTGGGCTTTCATTTTATATGGATGGGAGTGCCACATATTCATTTCAATCTGTTTTATATTTGTCTTGTGGTGCGGGTGGCGCAGTAATTGAGTTTGCGGGGCCTTCTCCAACTCCAGCATTGTCTTTAGCCCGAACAGCCTATGGAACTCCAGGTATCGAAGGTATGTCTTTATTCAATTTTTCTGACCCTTATTATACAACTGGCGCAGCAACTAGCGTTATAGCAATGGTTTCAATTATCGGGACAATCATAAACAATTCATCGTCTGGAAATTTAAAACTGACACTCAAACAATTCACTTCTAATGCCGCAGCGACAACAATAAAAAAAGGCGCATGGATACAATACAAAAAAGCTTAAGTGGAGATGCTGACATGTCCTACACCATCGTAAACCACATCCTCCACAAAGACGGCAAGCCGGTGCCGCAAAAGGCAACGCCCAACAAGGGCGGCGTCATTGCCCCTTCGATCCTCGTCATGCACTTCACCGGCGCGGACAATGCATCCGGCTCCGTAAGCTGGCTCTGCGACCCGCGCTCGAAAGTGTCGGCGCATCTGGTCCTCGACCAGAAAGGTAACGTCACGCAGCTCGCGCCGTTCAACCGCCAGTGTTGGCACGCGGGCAAGTCTAGATGGGGCAAGGTCACTGCTATCAATTCGAACTCGATCGGCATCGAGATGGCGAACTGCGGGCCGCTCAAGAAGATGGGCGACGGGACGTACCGCGCCGAGATGGCGAAGAAGACGTTCCAGCCATCTGAGGTGGTTGTCGCGGGCCACAAAAACAGCCCCAAGACCGTCATTGGCTGGGATGATTACCCCGCCGCGCAGGTGCAGGCCAGCGTCGAAATCATGGCAGCTATTGTCGCTCAGTATGGTATTAAGGAAAACAATGTCGTCGGGCATGACGACATTGCCCCCGGACGCAAGGTCGATCCCGGCCCGGCGTATCCAATGGCGCGGGTAAAGAGCGCCGCCTTCGGCAGAAAGTAGGAGCGCATCATGATAACAAATGATCAGGTTGGCGGAATTGTCCGCTCGGTTCTTGCGGTTGTTCTAGGTTATGCCGCCGGCAGGGGCATTATTGCGTCGGGCGCTGTGGCTGATCTTGCGGCTACTGTTTCGGCGGCTGTGATTGCTGGATGGAGCGCCTACACGAACCGCCCGAAAGCGTCATGACCCAACTTCTATTCTGGGGCTTCCTAATGGTCTTGTGCGGACTCATGATCTGGGGCATCGCCAAGATGGGGGAGGCCACCGGAGAAGCTCGCGCAATGCGGAAGAAGGCTGAGGAGGACGCCAAGGATGCAAAAACAGCGGGCACTATTGTTGCTGAAAATCGCAGCCCTGACGACACTTCTGGCAGGCTGCAACGCGGCGACTTCTAGCCACTGCTCGGTGCCGCTTGTGGCCTACTCCAAGGTGTTTCAGACTCAAGCCGCCCGGGAGTTCCGGACTGCCGGGCCGAACGTCCAGCAGCTTGTGACGGATTATGGTAAGACGCGAGACGCGCTGCGCGCCACCTGCCAGTAGGTTTTGGGCGCGATAGCTGCTAAAATAGGCGCTCAGGAGCGACGAAATGACGACGGGCCTCTCATACGCCGGAACAGTCTCTGGCACGACCAGCTACATCACCCAGATCGCGACGATGGCCGTCGTAGAGGAGAACAATGCGGATTTTCTCAAAATCCTGCCTCAGATGATCACCTACGCCGAAAACCGGATGTATCGTGACATTGACTTCTTGTTTACCTCGGAAGCCTCGACATCTTACAGCGTTTCGCTGAACAGCAGGACCATAACGCTGCCCGTCCCGGCGCTGGCCGGGGGCACACTGGTCGTAACCGAGCAGATCAACCTGATAACACCTGCCGGCACATCCAACCCTAATCTGGGCACCCGTGTCCCGCTGACACCGACGACTAAAGAATTTCTTGACGCTGTCTACGGAGATTCCACCTTGACCGGCCAACCTCAATATTGGGTGCCGTTCAACGATAACATATTCCTTGTTGGCCCATATCCAAACGCCAATTACACGGTTGAGATCGTCGGAACATATCGACCGCAGAGCCTGTCGGCAACGAACACGACGACGTTCATCAGTCTTAACCTACCCGACCTCTTCATCATGGTCTCGATGATCTACGCCTCTGCCTACCAGCGCAATTTCGGGCGCGCGAACGACGACCCGCAGATGGCGGTGACCTATGAGGGGCAGTATCAGGCGCTACTCAAGGGCGCGATGGTCGAAGAGGCTCGCAAGAAGTTTGAAGCGTCCGGTTGGTCATCGCAGGGGCCTGCCCCCGTCGCAACGCCGACGAGGTAACAACACATGCCCCACGCGGCCCTCAAACTTATTCCGGGCGTTGATCAGAACCGCACGCTGGCGCTTAATGAAGCCGCGCTCTCATATTCGAATCTGATCCGTTTTGTTCCTGACAGGCAGGGCATTGGCCTGCCACAGAAACTCGGAGGCTGGACGCGCTTCTTCAACGGCAGCGTGGCCTCCGTCGTCCGTGCGCTCTGGGCGTGGGAAGACACAAACGGTCGCTCTTGGTTGGGTGTTGGCGCGGAACAATCTCTCAGCGTTATCTATCAAGGTGCCCTAAACCCGATTACTCCACAGACAACAACGGCAGCCGCTGTCGCGGTCTCTTTTACGACAACGGCTGGGAGTGCAATTGTCACCGTTGACGCAACGGGAAGTTCGCTCGATAGCTACGACGTCGTTGACATCCGCACGCAGGTTTCTGTTGGCGGCATCATCCTTTTTGGAAAATACCCAGTCATCTTTGTCGGAGCAAATCAGTTTCAGATTCAAGCCATCAATGTGCTTGGCAACCCCCAATACGCTCTATCCACGGAATCTGCAGCGGGCGCTGTACCCTTGTTTGACGTGACCTCCGGAAGCGCAACGATCGAAGTCACGCTAGATGATCATGGTTATCTGTACGGAGACGCGTTTCCCGCGCTTACCACAACCTCAGTCGGCGGTATAACGATCTTCGGCAATTATACGGTCTTGCCGTTTCCGGCACCTACAGCAAACACGTTTTACATTACGGGTGCTAACGCGGCCACATCGACTGCGTCGGACAGCATGAATGGCGGTGATGCGCAATTCGTTTACTACAATGGCATTGGACCCGTTGCACCCAACGCAGGTTATGGTGTCGGAGGATACGGAACTGGCGGGTATGGCTCTGGCGTGGTTGCCCCTTCTGGGTCTGGAACGCCAATCACCGCAGTTGATTGGACGCTTGATAATTGGGGCGAAGTGTTTCTCGCGTGCCCGCTCAACGGCCCCATCTACACTTGGTCCCCGTCGGACAACACGCCCGTCAGCACCATCATTGCCAACGCGCCGACCGTAAACAGCGGAATCGTTGCTGCCATGCCGCAGCGTCAAATCATAGCGTGGGGGTCGACGTTCAATGGTGTGCAAGACGCACTGCTTGTGCGTTGGTGTGACGTAAATAATTATAATGTCTGGATACCGCAGGTTGTTAATCAGGCTGGCTCGTTCCGGCTACCGAAGGGCTCCAAGGTTGTCCAGTGCATTCAGGGGCCGCAGCAGACGTTGGTGTGGACGGACTTGGGCGTCTGGTCGATGCAATATGTTGGGCCGCCATATGTATATCAGATCAACGAAATTGGCACGGGCTGCGGCCTGATCGGGCGCAAAGCTGCTACGTCGATTGGTGGCGTCGTCTACTGGATGGGGCAGAGCCAGTTCTTCAGGCTCTCGGGCAACGGCGTTGAGCCAATACGTTGCCCGATATGGGACGTCATTTTTCAAGACTTGGACACCAACAACCTCGACAAGATCCGCGTTGCGCCAAATTCCCGCTTCGGCGAAATCTCTTGGTATTATCCAACGAACAGCAACAACGGCGAAATCAGCCAGTACGTCAAGTACAATATCATCCTCGACCAGTGGGATTTTGGTGAACTGGCACGCACGGCGTGGATCAACGAAAGCGTGCTGGGGCCGCCGATCGGCGCTGCCCCAAACTATAACATTTATCAGCACGAGACGTCGCCTGACGCGGACGGCATGGCGATGAACAGCTCGTTCCAGACTGGCTACTTTGCCATGACGGAAGCAGACGTCAAGATATTCGTCGACCAGATATGGCCCGACATGAAGTGGGGCTACTACGGTGGCGCGCAGAACGCGCAGGTGAGTATCACCTTCTATGTCGCGGACTATCCCGGCCAGACACCTTTAACATACGGCCCATTTAGCATGACACAGGCATCTACGTTCATAACGCCACGTTTCAGGGGCAGACTTGTGTCGATTAAAGTAGAGAGCAACGACATTGGGTCGTGGTGGCGTATCGGGAATATCAGGTATCGGCTACAACAAGACGGGCGCTTCTAATGCCAGCAAGCCTTGACGACATCTTAACGGCCCAGAAAAACGGCGTCATCGCGCTGAATGCTATTCAGCAGTCTTTGGCGTCTGAAGTGGCAACGATCACGACGGCTGTCGCGACCTCCTCGACGTTCATCGTCGCAGGCAAGGGGCGTTTGCTCAGGTACAGCAATACGGTGGCCGGGACGACAGTAGGTTTTATCTACAACAGCTCGACGCCAACTGGCGGCGCGGCTTCAAATGCTCTTGTTGCCTGCCCAAACACGATCGGCGTCTATGAGGCAAACGTAGTCTTTGACGCCGGTCTTGTGATTGCGCCCGGCACCGGGCAATCCATCAACGTCACTTATCTCTTGGGGTGATTTATGCTCGTCGCTGAGAAAACAGGAAACATTCACACCGGGCCAATACACAGCCCCGTGGCGGGTAGGACAGACCACCTGAACATGCATGTGCCCAGCGGCGCGTATGTGATCCCGGCGGACATTGTATCTGCGCTCGGCGAAGGAAACACAATGGCGGGCTTTCGCGCCGTCAAAATGATGTTTGACAAGGCGCAGGGGTTTAACGCCGGGGGGGATGTTGATGCTGGCGAGCCGGTGCCAATAATCGCCGCCGGCGGCGAATATGTATTGTCGCCCCAAGAAGTGTCTTGGGCTGGCGGCGGTATGGACGCAGGGCATCGTGCGCTTGATACTTGGGTTAAAGAAACGCGGGCAGAACTGATCAACACACTGAAGAAGCTGCCGGGACCAAAGAAAGACTGACGAGGAATGAAGGGGGAACATATGTCAGAGCACATGTCAGAACAAGAATTGAAAGTCTGGGTAGGGCAACCCGAAGATGTCGACGACATCATGGGGTTGGCAATGGCCGCCTGCGAGGAAAATGGGTTTGTTGTGCCAAATCCGATGAAGCTGCTGGGTGAGATCTGGCCTGCCCTGAACAGGGACAGAGGTATCGTTGGAGTTGTCGGCACCCCCGGCCAAAAGCCTCATGGGGCAATTCTTTTGCGGATTGGTCAATTGTGGTACAGTGAGGAGCCTATTCTTGAAGAAAAGGCTGTTTTCATAAGTCCGGCTTATCGCGCAGCAAAAGGGGGCAGGGCGCGTAAGTTGTGCGAGTTTGGCAAGAAGGTTGCGGATGAACTTGGTATGCCACTCACTATCGGCATTCTGTCCAATCACCGAACGGAGGGCAAGGTTCGCATGTACAAGCGCATCTTTGGCCAACCGGCGGGGGCTTACTTTCTTTACGGTTCACAGACTGGCGCTTGGAAGCAAGCTGCGGAGTAAACAAACATGAGCGGCGGCGGAAAAACCCAAACAAGTACACAACAGGTAGCCATCCCCCCAGAGGTCCTTGCTCGGTATAATTCGATCAACGCGCGAGCCGAAGGTGCTGCTGGTACTCCGTTCCAGCAGTACGGCGGTCAGTTTGTCGCGCCAGTCAATGCGCAGCAGCAGCAGGGCATTGCTGGCATTAACAATGCCGCAAATTCGGCGCAGCCCTATTTTGGCGCTGCGACCGGATTGACAGCCGCTGGGGCCGGGGCTGTCAATCCGGGCGAATTGCAAACCCAGCGTTACATGAACCCGTACACGGAGAATGTTGTTAACGCGACACGCCGAGGGCTTGAGCAGCAACAGGGGCAGCAACTCTCACAGCAGCAGGCTGACGCCATTCGCGGCGGGGCTTTTGGCGGTGATCGTGCGGGCATTCAGCGTGCTGTGCTGCAAGGGCAGCAGGGGCTGGCGACGGCGCAGGCTATCGCGCCTCTCTATCAACAGGGGTACTCTCAGGCCCTACAGACGGGGCAACAGCAGCAGGGCGTCAACCTCGCGGCTGATCAAGCAAACGCCGCGCGCTACCTGCAGGCGGGGCAACAGTTTGCCGGGCTTGGCGCGCAACAGCAACAGTCTCAGTTGGCGGGTGCTCAGGCTCAGATCGGGGCGGGCACACTGCAGCAGCAGACCGAGCAGGCTGATACGGCGGCCAGATACCAGCAGTTCCTGCAGGAGCGCGGCTACCCCTTCCAAGTTGCTCAGTTCCTTGCCAATATTGGAATGGGCACGGGTGCGCTCTCAGGCAGTACAACAACCACTACGCAACCCGGATCATTCTTCTCTGACGAGCGCGAGAAGACCAACATCAAGCCTTTGGGCGAGGGCCAGTACGCCTACGACTACATTGACGATGTCGAGCGCGCTGAACGAACAGGCTCGCCGATGCCGCCCAAGCGCGTCGGCCCGATGGCGCAGGACATTGAGCGATCGGACCCCGGTCAGGTCATTGACGTGAACGGTTATAAGGTCGTCAATCCCACCGGGGAGTCCTACAGCGGCGGCCTCGCGGGTGGCGGGTATGTTGACGAGCCCGGCGCTTACGATCGCGGCGGATATGCTCCCGGCGGCCTTGTTGATGCGGTGGACCTTCGTGCGATCCTTGCCTCACAGCAGCAGTTTCTTGGCCCCTACGCGGGTCAGGGTGGCCCCTACGGCGGTCAGCAGCAGGGCAAGCCCGGATTTGTGCCGCAGGCGTCTTTGCCTGTCCCTAAACTTGCAACCGCAGGTTACCTGTCGCAGCCGCGTCCTTTCGGTCTGTCCGAGGCCGCTCAGACTGGGTCACAGCTCGCAGGCCTAGCGCAAATGGGAGAGGCCGCCTTTAGTAAGGGTCAAAAATGGTTGTCGAGCGGCAAGCCTGACG